TTGAACTTGTCGCGGCTGCCCATCGATATGTCGCCGATGGCTTTGAGCACTGGCATCACTTTCTCCAGCTCTATGTTGAAGCCCAGCAGTGTCTGAGCCCCCGAGGCGAGGTCGTTGAGCTGCATGGGGGTAGACACGGCGTAAGCCTGAAGCTTCTGCATGAGCATCAGACCTTTTTCCCGGCTTCCAGTAAGGGTCTCGAACGACGTTACCAGAGACTGTATCTCCGAACGGGTCGCTACTATTTGACGCACGAATGCCTGTATCTGACCCACGGCGAAGACGGAGGCGATGCCAGCACCTACGCGCTTGAATGCTCCGTCCATTCTGTTCCCTTCGGAGATAGCCGTCTGGCTTATGCTTGCAAATTCCCCCTTCACGCGCTGGCTGTCACGCATGAAGTTGGCGGTATCAAGCCCTATTCCGAAATATTGCCCTCCGTTAAGGTTGTTCATATGAACTCGTCTTCGTCAGAATTTTTAAAATTGTCGGGATTGTTGGCATCGATGCTATCGTCCCAGTCATCTTTTTCATCGTCAAATGAAGGGACGGCGGCTCCGTACATTATCAGGTTTGCATAGCTGATGTCATAAAGCACATATTCGGGAGTGGTCTCAAATATCCTCGAGAGGTTGTAGACTAATCCCCAGACGGAGTCTCCACTTCCACGGTGCTTTTTAGCCTGTTTGCTGCGCACAGGGAAGTGGTAAGACCGAAAAAATCGCCTATCTGCCCCTCTATGAGCAGCCTGTTGACCACCGAGGTCAGCATGCGCGGCGAGCAACCGTCCGTGATTGCCTGTGTCAGCGCGTCTATCTCAGAGGTATTGACCGAGGTTCTGCGCCAGGGCATCCACCATCTGCGTCTGCCGGGCATCGCGACAGTACGGTGTTCCTTGATGCGTTTTGCTCCGAGAATCATGGTGGCGGCTATGCGAGCCACTGCCTCGCAGTCTTTGCCGTGGCGCAATACCTCGACCAGCGGATCGCGCGAGTCGCCGTCCATCGGCGGCAGCTCAGACACGAGACCGCTGACCATGATGATGGTGCCGAGGGTCGGAGCTGCCACACGGTACTCATGCCCCGCTATGTCTATGGTGTCGGTCTCATGCTCGAGTATGCAGCGCGAGACCTTTTGCTCAAGTGTTTCCATCGTCTTCATGACAGTGTTTGGATTGGTTCATAGTGCCTGCCGGGGGAGTCGGACCCCCGGAACGCGACGCGCCATGCCTTGCGCCGCTCAGGCTGTCAGTGTCAAGCTCCTTTGGCTGGGGCTTTCTTGGTGAAGCGGCTATACCAGTAATTGGCTTCACCCTTGAGAATGTCAAAATCGAGGTCGGCGTAATGCCCCTCTTCCTCGCTCCACCCTGGTTTGTAGGTGATGGAGCATTTTGGAGCGCGGATGCCTTTTGCACCCACGTTCTTGGGCTCGATTTCAAGCGACCAGTCGCCCGCAACGACGTGGGTTTTAACCAAGAAGTCATCCTCTACAGAGGCTTCTCCAAGGCCGAGCATTGTCAGCAAGTCGTCATCAGGCTCTATGATACGCATTGTAGCCATGAAGCCCCCTTCAAGCTGTTCTTTGGCGACAGTACCGCCACCGCTCTCCTTGGCTTCCAGTTTGTCACCGTCTGACGGGGTAAGCGATGCGGACTTGTCTTTGATGACACCGACGCTGGTTAACTCAGTAGCCATGGTGTCATCGCTTTTAGTCTTCCCGATGCGTCCCTTGCATTTGGACCATGCCATTATTTTCTTTGCCATGATATAAAAGTTTTAAGTTGGTGATTAATCTTCGTCCAGACTCTGATACCGCAGCTTCACGACAACGAAATGCTGTGAAATCTCGGGAGCTTCGTCTGTGTAAATAGTTTGGTGAAGAGTGATGTCGTACTCTGTCTGGGTATCGCACAAATGTTTGACCCATTCCTTGGCTAAGACTTCCAGCTCTTCCGACCGTTGTCCGTTCTCCATCATTATGCCGTCTTTGTTTGGATCAATGTCTGGCACATAGATGTTGATGGTCACTATGCCGGATTGGAACTGCTCTCCAAGCCCGGTTGTAAAACTGACAATGGCATCCTCCTTACGGCTGTCACGCGGACGATAACCGTTACGATAAACGGAGCCAGTTATGGAAGAGGCGATTGGCGAGCTGCGTAGCAATCGGTAGAAGTCGCCCTGAATCTGTTTTCCTGTCTTTGCCATAATCGTTTCATTTACTGAATCCGAGTTGTCTTAGCAGTTCTGGTACGAGGCGGTCTGCGAGGAGTTCCGCGCTGTCTATGACATCACGACCTGTGGCAGCCACATGTGTGGCGTAGTTCATCCCGGCTACGATTATGAGTACTATGCCTTCGGGAAACTGACGGACTATCTCTTTGGCGTATCGGATACCGCTTTTTGAGCCCTTGTTTCCTTTCTTGACAATCTCGAAATCGCTTTGATGGATGATTTCCCCATCTCGTACGATAACATATCCTACCGAGCTGCGGAGATTGCCTGTCTGGTCTCGGTATGCGTTTGAGTCTCTTGCTGCGTTGAGACATCGTTCTCCGACATACTTGAGGTTGTAAATCAGCGCGTCAATCTTGCGCTTCATCATAGCCTCTATATAGCTGTCGATTTCCGACATTGGTGTTTTCTGCACGATGCTCATGGTCAAACTAAGAGCTTGATTTCACAGACGGCTTCCATAGCTTCGGGCGGCGCAATCAGCGAGTATTCTCCGAGTTCTTTGCCGCTCATGTCTCTCAATCTCAACTGCTCGGAGTAGGGCAGAGGCTGCTCCTCAATCAGCACCGTGTAGGGGGCGGTTGTGAAATGCTCGCCATTGACCCTGCCGAGGTTGTTGCGGTTGTTGGGAATGAACTGGCATGGTATCGGGTCGCTCCAACCGACCTCTGCCGCTTCGGTAGGATAGCCTGTTTCCGGGTCTATCTGTCCGGGCGTTTTGGTCTTGAATTCGATTGTGCCGTTCTCAATTATCATAGTCGGTCTCCTTTGTATCCGAAGGTCGGCATGACAACCGCTCCTGATGGTTCAAGTTCCTGGTAGATGCTATTCGCTTCCCTACGCATCGCCTGTCGCTGATCTTCGTTGAAAGAGAACGACTGACCTCCTTGCGAGATGTTGGGTGCAAGGGAGAGCCAAAGCAGGAGGTCTGCTTTGGCAAGGCGGTAGCTCTTGTCTTGCAGACCCTCCTGTGTGGCATCAGCGGTAAGTGAAATGTTTCTCCGTGCCGCTGTCTCAGCGAGTGTGCGCAGCGGTATCGGATAAGCGTTTATGCTCTTGAGTGCTTCGAGATTGGTTGCCATGGATGCTTCGCTTCAAGGATTGCAGTTTAGTCCCACTGGGTCTTGTCGGTGCGGACGTAGACGTTGCGGTATGCTGTGTCGAGAACGGGGATTGCGTCTGCTTCGCCGATTGTCACTTCGCCTTTAGGCTCGATCGTGCCATATTTCTTGATGACTGTATGGGAGCGCACCGCACGGATGATGTGGTGGCTTGAATCGTCATCATCGAGAATGTCGTACTGGGTGGAACCGAGCCGCTCTGTTTCGGAAAGGACGAGGCGGTGGTTTTCGAAGGGATTGCCTGTAATGTCCGGCTTGTCATCAAACTCGCGGGTTATATCCTGGTCGATGATGCGGAGCTGAAGACCGCCGAGCCATGCTTGTTCCTTGAGCATCGCGTTTATCTGCGCGAGGTTCGGGGTCTGCGAGATGTTGAGGGCGTTAGACGCGAAAGATGCGCAAGCCTTGATGATCTGGTCGGTTGAGGCGATGCGGTAGAGTTCGTTGAGATTGATGAAAGCGAACTTGGGATTGCGTCCGTACTGCTTCTGCCCCTCACGGATTTTCACGAGGTCGCCGATGACATCGGCGTTCGCCTTGTCGCCCCAGTCGGTAAGAGCGACCACTTTCTGCTCGTCGTCGACATCGTAGTCGAGGTCGAATTCGTTGGCGTAGGTTGCGTTGGTCGTGGTTGTGAATTTCATCACGCCTGCGTTGGAGAGCAGTTTCCATGCGATGAATTCAAGCTCGGACTGGACACCGTTTGCGCAGAAGTCCACGTCTTCGCCCCAAAACTCAACGAGGGCTGTTGCGTCATCGTCTTTGGCGAGAGCGCGTTCCGTCTGATAACGCTTCATGTCCGCACGGGTCATCTCACGCGAGATGGCGATGTACGGAAGATCACCTTTCGCGCTCTGGAACACAGGTCGCCGCTTGCGGATGATAGTGCCGTTGTCTGCATGGAGGTCGGCAGCTACGTTCCTTTTCGTGAGCTGATTGGTCAGCGTCTTCCAGTCAAACCCTGTTACTTTCTTCACGGGGAAGTATCTGCCGAAAAGGAAGGGCTTCATGTCGATGGTGTTGAGGCGTGCCTCCACCATCTGCTGATTCAGCCCATGAATGAGTGTATTAACTACTGTTGCCATTGATTGTCGGGGTTAGAGGTTGATGATGCCTTTCAGCTTGTCGATGATGAAACTGGGAACAGGATTGTTTCTTGTCACGCCATGCACCCATGCATCGGTGCTGATGTTCGACTTGGGGTCGAAGGGCTGTCCTGTGCCATTGACCGACTGCGGCTCATACTTGAGCTCGGCTTTGCTTGCATCTGTGCCTGTGGCTTCTGCTTTGGCTTCGACAAGGAAGCCGCCGAGGACTATTGCTCCGAGTGCAGTCTTGGCGGTCAGGGTGTCGTATTTCTTGTTGCTCTCATCGATTGCCGTGATAGCACAGGCGGCCTTGCCCGGCTCGGTCATGACAATGTCGCCGACCTTGAAGTTGTGGAACTTCGATACCTTGATGGTCGTGTCGGCTGCGGCTACCTCGGCGACAACCTCTGCGGTCTTGACCACATGAGTGATGCCATCTACAGGTGCGCTCAAAATCGCACCCTCGCGGAGATAGTCGCCGCCGAGTTCCGAGGCTGCCACCGAAACGCCGCCACGGATGTCGTTTGTCTTATGCATGAAGACACGGGGCGTTAAGTCATCGCGTCTTTTCTTTACGGTCATTTTTGCCATTCTTCAGTGTTGTTGATGGGTTGAACTTAAAAAGGCTGCTCTCCGTTGGCAGGGATGCCCTCTCTGTGTGAGATTGCCGCTTTCTGCGCTTCGGTGAGTTCAGTCTTGGTCGGTATGCCCTGTGAGGCAGACGGTTTGCCGAACACACCCCCTCGTGCAGCCGTGTCATCGGCGATGCCCTCCACTTCTGTGGTGATTTCTCCGAGCAGGGTCGAGAATTCGTCGGCTGAGTATTTATCTACAGGCAGACGTTCATAAGCCTTGCGCATCGATTCGGGCAGCTTGCCGATTACGGCATGGAGTTGCTGTGTTCGGGTTTCGGTGGTCTTGGAAGCCTTGAGTTCGGCGATGTCGCCGATGAGCTTTTGAGCCCATGCCGGGACTTCTTCACCCCCGGTGTTCAGATTGGTTGCGCCGCCTGTCGGCTGCTCGCCCCCAGCTGTGGTGGTTGTGGTCTTCACTCCGTCTTTCAGACCGTAGCGGCTTTCGTAGTCCTTTACAGCGTTCTCACGCGCCGTGTTGGATGCTTCGGTCGCACGGCTGTCGCCGTAGCTTTCAATGACCTGTTGAATGGTCACTCCCTCCGTTGCGGTCTTGACCTGTTCTGCGGTTGTGACAGTCTTGGCGAGCTTTTTCGCCATCCTGCCGAGGATGGAAGTCGACACCCCGGGGAATTTGGTTTGTAGAGCTTCGAGAATTTGTTGTTCCATTGCTATTGTGAATTTGGTACACTGATAGGTTTATTGCAAATATAGCTCATTTTTAGATATGATTATAATAAAATCACATAAAAATATACTTGAGCCGATTATATTCACTCAAACACATAATTTAGCATCTTGTTGCATGAGAAGCATAAAAGAGTTAAATATACTGTATTCAGTTGATTTTGTTGCAAAAAGATGAAGTATAATCAAAATACTTAATCTACCTTTGTGACATCAGCGTAACACAATGGTTTTCAACCTTAAAACAAGAAATCATGTCATCACTCATTTCATCCGTCTATTCAAAGTCATATATCAATCGCAACTACCTGATAAAAGTGTATGGCATCTCTCCAGCTGGGGAGAAGATAAACATCCTGGTCGGTGTTTCTGGCGCGATTTCATTGATTGGGGAAGCATTGTTTTACAAGTTCCTCGGTCGTGCCGAGCGCGACATCAACAACGATGTGACCGTCTGCAAACTCCGCCGTGGTATCAAGTTCTCTTTCTATCGCAAATAATCAATCTTTCAATTCATAAAGTTATGGCACAATCATCTCGTCCCGCTCTCCGCAAACGTATTCTCTCTCTTGCTCCCGGACAGGAGCAGAAACTCTCCCACCGTGTAGTTGTTCCCAAACCCAAAGGATGGGAGGGACAGCCAGACTTACATGTTGTCGCCCTCTATCGCCGTGGAGCGAATGGGGTTGCTTGTGTTCTTGATGAAGTTGACCAGTGTTGGTTCTTGTCTGAACTGACGGATGAGGCTTGCGCTGCTGTCCTTTCTGCTCTCTGAATGTCAAACTGGGGAGGCTTTTGGTCTCCCCTTAAAACCTCATAAAAATGGAAACTCCCAAACTCCGTACCCTTGAGATGCTCCGCTTCGAGAATTGGCTTTGGCAGCATTATAACCCTGCCGAGGTCTTCGAGGACTGGGCTGATAAAACAACCGAGGCTGTCATGGCTCTTTCGATCGCTGCCGACCTCGACCCGACCGAGATTGCGCTTCCGCTTTCGGATGCCATCATCAAGCCGCTCCGTGAACTGCACAACCTTTTCCGTACTCCGTTAGAGGAGCGTGACCCCAGCGAGTGCATCTTTGGGTTCTATCCGGGGGAGGCTCTGACTGAGGACGAGCTTCGGTGGGTTGCTGTACATATCCAAAGTGCTTTAATACCTGCTCTATGATGGGCCGCCATTGTGATATGATGCCTGTTCGTTTTGTCTACTCCGTGGTTTTTTTTCGCGCTCCATTGGAGGAGAGACCGCGACAAAAGCAGTTCTTGTTTTCTTCGCTGGCTGCGATTTATGAGATGTTTTCCCCTGCTCAGATTGGCTGCGGTCTTGGTCATCTCTACAACCTGAAGGTGGCAGACGGAGGCGTTTTCGCCGGCAATCTGTGTATCATCAGACGCGAAAGGCTCTACTCCAAGCGGCAAAATCGGTGTTGATTTGTAGACCGTGGAGGACTTTTATTCGTTTTATTCGTGTAACTTTGTATCTGTTAACTGTTTGTTGATATGTTAGGAGCAATAATCGGCGATATCGTTGGCTCGCCTTATGAATTTGCCAACACCAAAAATCCACGCTTCCCACTGTTCTCGAAGCGCAGCTCTTTCACGGACGATACCATCTGCACGATTGCTGTTGCAGATGCTCTCGTGCGTGGCTCTGACTTCGGGGAGACGCTCCGGGAGTGGTGTCTGCGCTATCCTAATCCTATGGGTGCTTATGGCGGCTCTTTCAATGCGTGGCTGCACTCTGACAATCCACAACCCTATAACTCATGGGGCAATGGTGCAGCCATGCGCGTGTCTCCATGCGGTTGGGCATTCGATTCTGAAGCCGAGACGCTCCGTGCTGCAATGGCTTCGGCTGCTCCCACCCACAATCATGTGGAGGGTCTTATCGGTGCTTCGATTATGGCTCGTGCCATTTATCGTCTGCGTGACGGTCATCCCTTTACGGATGTCGTTCACGATGTGTTTGTCCCGGCGTATGGTACGGAGCCATCCCTCCCTGCACCCGGTGTCTTTGATGAGACCTGTCAGTGCTGTGTTCCTCTCGCGTTTTATATTGTGGGCGAGGCTTCAGGCTTCGAGGATGCCATCCGTAGGGCTGTGGTCTATGGTGGGGATTCTGACACCCTTGCTGCCATTGTCGGCTCTCTTGCCGAGGCTCTGTGGGGTATCCCTGCTGAAATCCACCAGAAGGCTCTCTCTATGCTTCCAGCAGAAATGTATCGCGTGTTGTTCAATTTCAAAGAAAAATTTAGCTATGAAAACCTCTAAAGATCCCCTCTTGAAATCTTGCCGCTACTACAAAGGCGAGACCGAAAGTCCTTTCTCGGATTCCCGGTCTGCTCTTTGGTCTGCGGAACGCAACTGGGTGCAATTGGCGCAGTCCGCATCCCCCCTTTTGGATGAATATCTTGAGGGGTTGCGAGTGGATTTGCCGGAACTTGCAAACAACGACCATATCCATCAATCATTGAAAGCATTCTTATTTGACAGGTACTGCCATTTCGGCGGTACTCCATCGGGCTTCCCGGTGTGGCTTTCAAGGAACTACCCTAAATGACATTATCTGTCTTTGTGGGCTGTTCGATGAGTTCACAGTCAACATACCATTTTTCTTCGCTGCTGTTGAATTCTATTTTTGTTATTCGGAAAATAGACCCTCTTTGAAGGATGATTTCATTCTCGTAAGAACTACTGTACCCCTCGGCTTGACGAGATTGTCCTTCCCAATTATACGCAGAACGGCCATAGCCACCATCTCCATAATGTGAGAATGGCTCGGCATAGATTCCTTTTGTTCCTGCTGGGCAGTAGATGTTCATCACGACCTCATAATCAGCAAAACCGCTGTATTTTGCACAACCACAGGAGGTAAACGGTTTGTTTGCGGCTGTTTTCCCTATTAAGGACTTTCGTCTCCTACCGGCATAATTTAAATCAATTCCAAATCTTGCCGAAAAAGCACCCATATCTTCGCCGTGCTGTACCCACATACCTTTAGGGAGAGGAACTGCTTTGTCGATCATGTCTGTTAAGGTGTTGATGTCCTTCCAGCAATTTCTTTCTGTTCCGTTGATTCCTAATTTAGTCCCATGATAAGTTGAGAACAGCGGTTCGTTTATATAACGGCTTCCGCTTGTGTAGAGATATCCCACCTCTCGTTGGTTCGGATTCCATGACAACCAATTCTGACGTGCGAGAGGATGCATGAATTTATCTGCCTCATCCCAACCATCCTGTCTGTCATCGTATCCGAGCTTTCCTCCAAACCACAGTGCTTCTTCTTTCTTCTTCTGAGTGAATTCTGAAGCATCAAATTTCACGCCGCCAGATTTGCTTCCGGTAGGGAATGCAATTTTTCCTTTCCGCTTGTGTTCGAGAACGTTCTTCTTGGACTGGGCTATAGAGAGGAAACCCTTGGCTGTGGTGGCATCCCCGGCATCAAGAGCTTCCTGGGCTTTGGTCATATAGTGTTTGAAATCCTTTGACGTGGTCTTGAAGCCGTCCAGATCGTCAAACAATGAGTAGAGCTTTCCGAGCTCAATCTGATTGTCAATCTCCTTGAGCGTTTTCTTATATGCTCCTTGTGCTACCTGCCAGGTGGAGTGTTTCTTGTTCTTCTCAAGCCACTGGATTTCAAACTCAAGTTTGCTTTTGAGCTTCTCAGCGTTGAGGTCGAAACTTATACCTTGCGACTCCCATTTTGCCAGTTTGCTTTCAATGGCAACAGCGACCTGCTTGAGTTCTGTGATACTGAACTTCTTGTGCCATTCATGCACGTTGTCGAGTTGCTTGGAGAGTGCTTTTTCCTCGGCTCGGACAGTCTTGATGGCTTGAGCCACTTTTCGGGTCTCACCACGCATCTTGGTGAGATTGTCTGTGGAGATAAGGTTTTCAAGTCCTGAGAAGTCCACGTCCAACGGATACTCCGAGCGGAGTTTGAACACGTTCTTTGCTACCAATCGTGTCTTATGGTCTTGATCAAGTTTCGCGTTCCATCTGTCTTGGATAGCCTTGATGTCTGCCGGGGTGCGCTGCGCGTGTCGGTTGGCGGCTTGCTGAAGCACGGTGACACGACGGTTGAACACGTCAAGCTGCTTGGGCATCTGGAGGTGCTGTAGCTCTTTGATTGCCGCCTTGCAGTCATCGGGCAGATACCCTGCCGAGATTGCTTCTGAGAGGCGCGACAATCGCCTTTCGTTCCATGCGTGCTGAATTCCTTGCTTTGTGACCTGCGTGCGCTGTGCGTGGCGTTCTGCCGCTATTTCAAGCGGAGACTTTTTGGACACTCCGAAGAATTTAGCTAACTTTGTATCGGTGATTGACACTGCCTCTTTTGAGGTAAGCCCTGCACCCCGACTCTGGGAGGCTGACACGCTGTGGAAGTCTTCCAGTTTTATTTTGAAGCCATCTTGTATC